TCAATGTTGTCGACAGTTTTGAATTCCCAGTTATAACACATTATGTTTCTAGGCAGTAAAATCTTCCCTGCCTCAAAGTCTGGGGCAAGCCTTCTTACTCTGGCCTCCTTTGGCATTTGACCGCCAACCTCCGTTATTCTAAAATTGTAAGATTCCCCCTCCATCTTGTCTTTAATGTGAGCAATGTCTTCCATCATTCCGTATTTCTCATAGCCAACATCAAGAGGCCTCCATTTTCTATGCAGTTCAAATAGCCTGTTTGCTTTTTCTTTCAAAGAAAGCTTATCGTAAACAACGTCAACAACATAATAGTTTCCGTCATCACAGAGGCCAACAACCCACATGCAAGTATAATCAGACCCTTTTTTCTTTCCAGACGCCGGATCAACAACAATGTAAAGGTTCATTCTACTCTTGTCTGGGCGCTGAGAATAGAATCTCAACCATTCTGTCTTTAAAGACTTCTCATCATCAGCCTTTGGATTCTGCAACATCTGCTTGTAAAAAACATCAATACCCATTTCTTCATATTTTAATCTTAAAGATTCTTTTGTAAGATAATAAGGATCCCCTGTCGGAGTTCCGTCCTTTGTTGCAGGATAAACCCTCGGATTAACTATCCCAACCCTCATGAGCTCGGCATAAGCGTCATTAAAATGATACCGCGTTCCGATAAATCTTTTTACATTGCGATCAGAAACTAAATTGAAGCTTAGTTTAAGCATCTCAGATGTTTTCTTTATCTGCTCTACCGTGTTAACGGATGCAGGAACCACGACGTCATCATAAATAGACAGATCAAAGTGTCGGCCAATCGGTTGTCCCTCAACAACACCCCAAGCTTCGACCGTGGCCTCTTTTGGGTTCTTTTGTCTCTTCACAACAATTGCATCGTTGTTCCAAATCGGAGCCTGCTTGCGTGGCTCTTGGTATAGAATTTCTGGAAACAGGTTTTTTAAAAGCTGGTTTTGCTCTAACTCCATTTTGATTTGGACTAAAAAGTCTTGCGCGATTGCTTTGGTATGCGAAAAAATACATGCAGTTATTTCAGGGTCGTTTAAAATATCCTGTATTGTTTTGGCAAATGTAATGATTATTGACTTTCCATGACCTCGCGCCCAAAGATCAAGCATACCATTCGGACTTTCTTCAACCTCTTTACACCTATCAAAAGCCCATTTGTTTTTAAAATCTGATCGCCTTAGTCCATAAACTAAGAGAAAAAACAGACTCTTTTTCATTGCAGATCGCAAAAAACTATCCTGTTCCTCTCTTTCAAGCCTAGAACAGTTCCTTATGTAATTATCACACCCTATGATTGAATCAAACATCTGGCGCTTCTGCCTTAGCCATTTTCATCATCTCTTCAATCGGAGCATCTTCAACTGTCTTTTCTATTTGTAGCTTTGTTGTATATAACCCAGCAAGCTTAGCGCACTCCTCTTCTGCTTTAATGGCAGATCGAAGGTCTAATTTTCCGGTATTTCCATCTGGAACAAGAGCAAGGTCTTGCAATTCTTTGAATTTCCTAAATGACTGTGTGGCCGTATAAACAAGCCTGTCTTCTATTTTAGCCCTTAATTGAGCCACCCTCTCCGTAATCTTACTGTCAGTCGCCAACTCACTTGCTCTTGCGTATATTGTATTATCGAGCATGTTCTCGGCGTCATATGCGTCCTTATAGGAGTCAATCTGACTTTTTCCCTTTACGAGGTTTTGGCAAAATCTCTCCTGCTTTGGCGTTAACATATTTCTCTACCTTCTCTTCTACAATTGGAGCCCTATCAATCAGGATTAGTCCTGACTTAAACTTTCCTTTAATCTCAACAAATCCATCTGGGATTTTCTTATCTTCTCTAATGTATCTCATTTTAACCTTCCTAGTCTTGCAAGTAGTTTATATCGTATCTTATAGTGCTTTGAGTCTACATCACCTAAAACGGTCTGAACCGCCAGGCACTTTCCTTTGGAAAAGGCTTCGATCTCTTCATGCAAGAACTCTTCAAACACAAGGGCTTCTTTTAGGTTGAAGTCATACTTGTCTACATATGGAGCAGTGTCCAGCTTTTCGACAAACCCATTCGATCCTGTCTCTGCAATCCACAGTTCGATTAACCCGTCTACATCGGAGTGCGCCAAATCCCTGGCTTCCCCAAAAAAATCGTGATCGCCAAAGAAGTGGTCTCCCATTGAAAGGGAGTGAGCAGATTGGTAAAAATCACGCATTGCCATTAAAATTGAAACTATTTTTTCCATGGGTTTATCTTAAAGCATATCCTCTAAATAGTCAACAGGTAATTTCAACGATAGAACTGGAATCCCAAAGACTTTAATTAAAACCCGATACTTCGAAAACCCTGTTTTATACCCACCCTTAACATGCAACAGATACTTATTTATAAAAATCCAGTTAAATCCACTAAGCCTTAGTGTCAACAGCCTTTCATTTGCATCATATTCTCTTAGGTAGTAGCTAATCGGATAGTCAATCCCTCGCAAAACAACATCAAGATTTTTTACAAAGCATGGGTTTCTGTCAAAAATAGCCCGCTTTAATAAAGGACGCCAATCTGTATTTGCATAAACATCCTCTGCCTTTACCTTCCCTAGCTGTGTGTCATATTCAAACCCCAACCCAGTCAGATATCTTGTGAGTTCGTATTCTGTGTTTTCACATAAGGTCTTCTTGTCTTTGTATTTCTCAACAAGTCCAAACCACGCCTTTAAAGCAATAAACGTTTGTTTCTCAAAGACATAAAAATAGCTAGGAATGAAACGATATAGCTTTCCGGACGAATACTGAGTGGTTTCACATATCCCGAAAAAGTCTTTTTTAGACATGTCAACCAGCGGGGCTAGATCATCAAGGCAAAAACAAGAGTCGTTTGCCACGATCAACCGATCATATTTCGAAAGGTCAACTTTCTTAAACAGACGCTTCCAAGATCCAAAATCATATTCACCGTGCCTTCCCTTGTGAACAACGTTCACCCATTCAGGCAATTCCGTAGTGAAGTCGCAATCAGATGCCAAATACACATCGCCTAAATCATGCAACCGATCAAGGTAGTCCATAACATAGTGTGCAACTTTGTTTTTTTTATCAAAATGCGCAAAAAAGACAGCCGTTTTAACCTGTTTTTTCATTTTAATCCTTTCTTGGTGTTTGCATAGGTTGATCGACACGTTTTTTATTTGCCATGTAGTTATCTCTTTCTGCCTCAAGATCATTCCTGTATGTATAGCTTTTGTCTTTCAATTTCCCACAGTGCTTACAAAAATAACCAATTACGCCCTGTTCCAGTCCTTTTGTCTCAAAAGTGGATCCGCTAGGTATCCATTCATGTTGATGCGCCCATGTCCCGTCTTTATTAGACAGACGCACACCCATAATAAAGCCAAAAAACCAAGAACAAAATATCCAAAACCAAATTTCCATTCCATCTATATTCATTTACACCACTCCTTGTTTTTCTTTTCCCCATGATAACCGACAGCTAATTCCGTCTGTATCAGGGCATTACTTAAATCCTCACCGTTAACAACCACATCGCAATCAATGCGCCCACCATACTTGTCGTGAGTGCAATCAAGCAAATTTACCTGTCCACGTAGAAACTTCTCGGTAAAAACCTGCGCAACAAGAGCCCTCTCCTTCTCTTTTCGACACTTTCCTTTCTTTTCTGGGGTATCAATTCCATTTACCCTAATCGACAATCCTTTGCAAAACATAGGCTGTTCACACGGTAAATTAACCTTGAAGGTATCCCCATCGTAAACAGAAACAACCTCCACATTGTAAAAAGAATCCGCATTTGCAATAACTGGAAACATCAACGCAAATAAAACTATGTTAGAAAGGGATTTCATCGTCTATATCCTTATTTCCAACTGGCACGCTCTGCGCATGTTCTTTTTCTGTCTGCTTTTCCGCAAACTTCTTTTCGTCTTCACGCATCTTGTTTAAACGATACCCAGTATCTAACGCTTGAAGACTCTGAATAATAAGTGGCAAATCAGACGCAAAGAAGCTTAAATACACAGATTCGTAAGAATTATCCTGTTTTTTCTTTTTCTGCTCTAAAAGCAACACCTCATAAGGCTTTC